CACCTATCGCGCCTTTTCGTCTGCCATGCTCACACATTCCGCTACGATGCCTGCCGCCGGTTGGTATTACAAAGGATGGGTTGTCTACAACACGAGTCCGCTGTCACAGCAGCAGGGATGGCTCCGTCTTACCACCGGTACATCGCATACGTTCGGCATCGATTGGTCCGCACTTGATACCAGTGCAGCTCCCGGTCTGATCTGGGGGCTAACGATGTCCAACGGCACTGATGCCACCAACGACATCGACATTACCGCTGGATTTGCCACCGACAGCGGCAACAACCAAACGATCAAACTCGCAAGCACTATCACTAAGCAACTCGACGCGACGTGGACCGTTGGGACGAACGCAGGCGGATTGGATACGGGTTCCGTAGCCAATGACACCTATCATGTGTTCCTCATCATGAGATTGGATACGGGTGTCGTGGATGCCTTGTTTTCGGTAAGTCCCACAGCTCCTACCATGCCGGCCAACTATACGCTCAAGAGGCGTATTGGCTCGTTCTACCGTTCCTGTTGAAAGTCCCTGTGGCGAGTGGGGCGTCGACCGTTGGCACGTCTGCGGCTCTTGTGGCTCTCAGCATTCCGACCGATGTGAAATTCAATGCCTTGGCTTCTGTGGGGCATTTCAAGGCGACGGCGCTGACTTTTCTTCTCGTCACGTCCCCTGACCAGACCGACACGGCTGCAAGCACTACGGTTTATTCTCAGTATTCCGGTGCGGATGCCCTTTCGGATTCGAGCTGGCAGCAGGTTCTATATTCCGTTCGCACCAACACATCGGCACAGATACGGCTACGATCGAATGTCGCGTCCACAGCTTACGAGGTTATAACGCTGGGATGGATTGATAGCCGTGAGCGGAACGCATGATCTTCGGCTTCAGTCCTCTTGGCGAGCCTGTGCTTGGCGAACTGGAGGTGCCCAGTTTTCAGCCGACGACGGTAACGCTCCATGTTGTCGCCGATCCGGCCACGGCAACCATGCATATAGTCGCTACGCCATCGAGTGCCACGTTGCATGTTGTGGCCACGCCCGACGATGTGGTTTTCAGAAGGATCACGCCGCTATGAACCGAACCTATCGCCCCGGAGATTGGCTGGCTGTTTGCGATCGAACTGGTTTTGTCGTCTATGCATCGGAGACAGTGCGGGAATGGACCGGCCATATCGTGCGCGCACAAAGCTTCGAGGAAGAGCATCCCCAGGATTTCGTTCGTGGCGTGCCTGACTATCAGGCTGTGCCATTTGCCAGGCCAGAGGCCACTGACGTATTCCTTACCGCTAATGAAGTCACTCGTGAGGATTTGTAAGTGACAAGCGGCAGCATCGATTTCACCATGACGGCGCAGGAGGTCATCACCTTCGCACTACAGAAAATCAATATCACGGCCACCACGGAAAATCCTAGCGCCGACGATGCCTCGCGCGCGATGCGGCAGCTCAACATGATGCTCAAGGGCTGGCAGAAATACGAGCAGATTTGGCGCAAGACCGAGGGCTATGTAAATCTCGTGGATGACACCGCGGGATACTCGCTCGTCCCGGTGCCATACCGGATTATTGACGCACGCTATCGAGATGCCGACGACAACGACACCCCGATGGGGGAAATGACACGACAGGATTATTACGAGCTCCCTGATCGCGCATCGAACGGCATCCCGACGCAATGGGTATTCGACCGCCAGCGCGCCACCACATCACTCTATGTGTGGCCGGTCCTGTTGGATGCTACCACAGAATCCATCCGGCTGACGTATCAGCGCCGCTATGAGGATGTGGATGCGCTTATCGACGAAATCGACGTGCCGACAGATTATCTGGAAATGGTTGGATATAGTCTCGCGGCGCGCTTGGCTGACGACTTCGGCAAAACCGGAGCTGCCGTTGATCGCATTATCATGCGAGCCGAGCAGCTTCTACAGGAAGCCCTTGACGATGACCGTGAGGACTTCCTGCAACTAGAGCCGGCAGGCCGGTATGGCTAGAGGGAGCAAGACCAGGACGCCGATCAGGCTGGAGTTTGGCACTCAATCAGATCCCGGCCGATATGGTCCTGAATCCGGCCCCCGGCATATCAACGCGATGGTCGAGGTGACGCAAGAAGGTCAGCCGCCTTTGCCTATCTATTCCACGCCCGGATTGGACAGTTTTTCAACGATCACCGATGGCGGTGCCACACGCGGCATGATTGCAATGGACCCGAGCAACATGGTGGTCCTGTCCGGCAATCAGTTGGTCCGCGTGGACACATTGGGCGCGGTGACGACGATTGGCTCGATTACGGGCAGCGCCTATGCCACGATGGCGCGCAATTCAGCGGCCGTTCCACAACTCGTCATCGTCATGGACGGCCAGCCATTCGTGGTGACGAATTATATTCTTGCTCCGCTCGTCGATGCGGACTTGCCGTCTCCGAATAGTGTATTTTTCCTCGATCAGCGATTGATCTTCACCATTCCAGACGGCCGTCTGTTCTGGACCGATCTCGATGCCGTAACGGTGAATGCCCTATCCTTTGCCACAGCGGAAGGCGCGCCTGATGGCCTGATCCGGGGCTACGGGCATCGCTTGGATGGCTGGCTGTTCGGAGCCGAGACCACGGAAGTCTGGCGGGCTACCTCCAACGCCGATTCTCCGTTTCAGCGGGCAGGTGGAGGTTTCATTCCAAAAGGCTGCTCGGCGCCCTTCAGCGTGGCTACCATAGGCGAAACGATCTATTGGGTAGGCAACGACGACATCCCCTATTCGGCCCCCGGCTACTCGCTGACGCCTCTTGTGCACGGCCCTGTATGCAGGGCCATCAGGGATTGCACCAACAAGGCACTCATAACCGGGTTTTCCTATTACGAGGGCGGCTATGGCTTTTGGGAGTTGAGCGGTCCCGGAGACGATCTCGATTGGACATGGGTATATTGCGCCACGACGCAGCGATGGTTTGAGAAGCAATCCTACGGGATGACGCGAAGCCGGGAGCAATTCGGGGTTCGCTTTGCCAATGCAAATATCGTCGGCGACACCACGGCGGCCAAACTCTACAAGATGAATGCCGCATCGTTCGATGAGGCCGGCAACGACATGGTGATGACGCTGCGCTCTCCTCCGATGCACGCATATCCTAATTGCATCAGCGTTGATCGGCTGTTTGTCGATTGCCTCGTCGGAAATGGAGATGCCGATTCCAAGATCGGAGTTCGCTGGTCAGATGATGGGGGGCACTCGTTCTCGCGGCAGCGATGGGCTGCACTCGGCACAGATGGCGCTCATCAAACGCGAGTGAATTGGAACGGCCTCGGCTCGACGCGGGAAAAGGGCCGCATCTGGGAATTGCAGATTTCATCGAACGAGATCCGGGGCATTCTCTACGCGGCGATTGAGGGCGATCGGATAGGCACATGAGCCAGAAAATCAGCTATGACGTTCCCTATGGCCCGATGCTCGAACCAAATGAGACATTTGGCAAAGCCACGGTCAATCCGAATTATATGTCCTATCCCTGGCTGGAATGGGCTGATCGCGTCTCGAAGGCGCTGATTGTCCTTAAGGATGCAGCATTGCTGATGGATGATCTCAATACCGCGACAGCGACCACCGTCGAGATTGCAACGGCGTGGGATGAACTTCGCGTGAAACTACAGGAATTGGCATGACCGCGCCGGAAGGGAAAATGAGCCATGTTCTCTGAAATAGCATCCGGAGCTGCATCCGGCGCTGGAACGGGCGCGATGATTGGCGGCCCTTATGGCGCACTCGCTGGCGCTGTCATCGGTGGTGGTCTCGGTGCAATGAACTCTAGTTCCGCCGATGCCTCCGCTGCCGCAGCTCGTCAAGCCGCCGCTCGCCAAGTTCAAGGATTGCGTCAAGGCATCAATGCCGAAAAGAAAAGCACCAAGAAGGCGATCGGCTATCTTGATCCATATATGGCCAACTACGGGGCCAACACGCTGCTCAATGATGCGCTAGGCGTAAACGGGCCGGACGCGCAATCGCGTTACTTCGCCGGCTTCCAGAACGATCCCGGCTATATCTCCGCCCGAGACGCCGGTGTTGGCAGCATCGAAGCGAGCCAGGCCGGTCCTGGAATGCTGCATTCAGGCGGCACGCTCAAGGCCCTTCAGGACTATGGCCAGCGTTTGATGTGGTCGCAGTTCCAAGATCGCCTCAAGGGATTGGCAGGACAGGAACAGGCTGGCTTGAGTGCCAGCACTACTGCGGGCGGCTATCAGACACAGTTAGGCCAGGACAAGGCTAACCTGCTCGGTCAGATCGGCACGGCGAAAGCGTCCGGTATCGTGGGCGCCGCCAACGCCGGAGCGGCTGGAACCCAGAACATGCTCGATCTGGCGGGCTATGGCATCGGCGCCGCATCGAAATTCAAGGGCAACGACCTTGCGAGCTATTTCGGCAGCAGCAAGCCGGTTGCCGGTGACTTCGGCTGGTCGACGACGACCACACCACTCGTATAGGAAGCGATGCCAAACTATCTCTCCTCATATCCCGCGCTGCAAGTGCAGACGCCTAGCTTTGCGCAGCCGCTTAATAATTTCCGCACCGGCATAGCCGACGCACAAGCCATGCAGCAGCGTAATTTGCTCAAAGAGGTGGGAGGAATGGCGGCAGCCGGAGATTTGCAGGGTGCAGCTAACGCATCATATCTCGGTGGCAATCTTCTGGTTGGCACTAAGTTCGCCGACATGAATCGCGAGAATAAACTTAAGGCCCTCGACATTATGGGACGGCTTTCCGAATCGGCCAGCACCCAAGATGAGTGGGACCAAGTGGTTAAAAAAGCAGAAGCCCTTGGGACAGTCCCAGACGAATATCGTTCGATCTCCGCTAAGCCAGATGTTCTCGCTCTTATGGATCA